CAACGATGTTGTCTTAAAATCATCCAAGAAGATCTTGAACAATGACGAGACCGTACATGTCTGGGCGTACCATTTTCTTAGCATAACGAGTCATTACGCCTTTACGTGGTACGAAGTCCTCAACACCAAAGATGGTTGGAGTGACTTGTAGTGGGACGTATGGAGCATATACAAATCCGCTTTCGAGGAATTGAGCACCACGACGACCAACGAGGATAACATTACGTGGGAAATAAGGATCTACAAATACATCCCATTTCTTAGAAACGTTGCCAACGTTTACTGCACCGGCTGAACCAGCTTCATCATCTGGCATTACTTTAGCGCGGAATCCAGCGGTCATTTCGAGGACAGCAGCAACTTCTGGTCCACAGACTAGGAAGTTAGCACCGCCACGTAATGTTTTACGATGGATTTGTGCTGATACGTCATTGACGGTTTCGAGAAGAGTCTCGTACCATTGTGATACGTTACCAGTGAAGTCTGCACCTAATAGTGCTTCGTTTTCTGTTCCGCCACCAATTGGTAGACCAGTTGAACGGTCAAGGAAGCGACCTGGGCGACGTGACCAGTAATAGGTAGCAGCAGTAGCACCTTTGATTAGATCTTCGAGAATCTCACGATCTAGTTCGAGAGCAATCTGCTCGGACATGATGCTTGTCAATTCGACTTCAGCGTCGAGATTGTGATAAGCATTTAGATCTTGACCTAATTCTGGGGTCCATTTTACTTTGAGTTTTTTGGTTTTAGCAGTTACAGCAACCGAATCAATCTTGATATCTAGCTCTGGTAAATCGCCTTGACCTTCTAGTGCCCAAACTGGCTCACCCTTGATTGAACCAAGACCATTACCTTCTCCCAAGCCGTCATCAATTGGTAATTTAACAGCAAGAGTTTTGCCATCATTATCGTCTAATTGATCTAGAGTGGTTGAAGTAGCATCTTCTGCGATAACCAACTTGACGTGACTAAATTTATCGCCACCAACATGAGCGCCTGCAGCGTTTGATTTATCAGTTAGGCGACGTACTAGTGAACCAGATTCTGGAGCAGCTTCAATAGCTACTAGATCTGAAACATTTAATTGAGCATTAAATAGTGGAGTAGATGGAGCAGTAAATACTGCTACTTTTTTTCCAACTAGATCTGGATCGTGACGAACAAGCTTGTCTAATGCATCATCGCCTGCGCCTACAGTACCTGAATCGATCAAGGTCATTACTAGACCTGCGCTACCGGTTGCTGAAGTATATCCGTTGTTGAGGTTATAGAAAGATCTTTCAGCATTATCGCCAGTAAGATCAACACCGCCAGTGATTTGGCTGCCTACAACACCACCACCAAATAGTGAACCACTTGCTTCGATACCTAGTCCACCGCGACCGTCACCGGAAGCTTGGAAGTCTAGGAAGAAAATGAGGCCTGATGGAAGGCTCATTGGCTGTACAGCTACTAATTCATTAGCGATTAATGAACCGAATACACGACGAACGATTGGGAATGCTACAGCAGCAAATCCTTCTACGTCACCAGCAGCCATTGAGGATGCTTCTTTTAATAATTGTTTGGCTTGGTTCTCTAAAAGAACTGACATGCCGTTTTTGGTTGTCTCGTCTTTGAGACCTTCGAGAAGACCAGTTGCTTCCCATTTGTTACGTAGAGCTTGACCTTCTTTAGATAGATCGCGATCTACAATACCTTCAGTTAAACTTTTTAGTAAAGACATTGTTTTTCTCCTTAAATGATATTTGTCTTGTTATTTGATTCCAGCAATTTTTTGCCATCTATTTTTTAGTGGATTTGAATTGCTGTTTGTTTGCTGACGTGGCTTCAATGTTAGTCCACCTTTTTTCTCGACTGCTTCACTCAGCGATTGTGGACCTTTGTTGTCAAAAGTCTCCACTGCGTTGCATAAGGTTTCATAAATCATTTTTGCTTCGTCTACTGAACCAGCCTTAGAGACAGCTTCGACAATTTTATTTTTTTGTCGCTCATTCAAGGAGTCGCTACCAAGAGCTTGATTCTTATA